ACTATCAGAAGCGATACAACCAATATTACTTGTTACTTCTGAGAGAACAAAGTCAGACGAGTTGTTACCCTGTAGTCGTTTGATCTGTCTCTCACCGAATACATATAAAGCGTCACGGAACTTGGCGATGCCGGTAACAGGAAAGCCTACGTTAATTTCACCTGCACCACCGGCTGGATCATATCTCAGGTCAGAGTTAGGGTTACTGAACGTAAGCCGGTTAAAGTTAGTCTCGGCACCAGCAAAGAATAAATGGTTGCGGAAATCTGTGACAAATTTGGCACCTTCGATATTAGCGATATCTACATGGGTATAAAACCAGTTTACCGCTGTACCACCTACAGTATTCTGAGTTGATGCAGATGTGGCTGATATAACGAAGGTATAAGAGTCAGCATCAACTACAGTAGCAACAGTATACTCATTACCGTTAATGTTTTCCGTACCGATATTGACATTGACATTGCTGAACTTGACAATATCCCCGACGTGCATACCATGAGCAACATGATCTACAGTGACGATACTGGTTCCGTTGCTGATCGAAAAAGGATTAGATAACTGATCTTCGGTTTCGGTTAGACCAGAACCTTGCCGGTCATAAAGTTCAATAGGAACTGTTGAGTTATGTCTTAGGGGTCGGTTAACGCCATCTACGACAATTACAACTTCCGACCCGGTAAAGCTATGCTCGTTAGTTCTGAGTTTAGTTACGCCTACAGCATTACGAGTGTTAGTATCCGAGGTATTGTTTACCGCTGACCAACCAACACCATCGGTATGATCATAGATGGTATAGTATCGGCTAACCGTGTAAGTGATATTAGCGGCTGTGCTTGATACTGTGCTGTCCGCAACCTCGTCAGCGACAAAGGTAAAACTGTCAGCAGTAGCGGTAGAGGCTACAGTAAATTCGGTATCGTTAAGGTCTAATCCACCAAGGTTAGTATCTACGTTACTAAAAGTGACCCACTCACCGACAGACAGACCATGAGCAGTAGAAGTAACAGTTACAATTGAACTACCGGAGCTAATAGATATAGCACCTACAGGTAGCGTTGCCGAAGTAGAATCAATTGAGTTACGCCTTGCTGCGTAAACCTTGTCGCTATGAATCCAGACACCCAAGACTTTGCCAGCACCAGGGACTTGCGGATTATCAGCGTCGTAATACTCATAACCGTTAATCCTACGATATCCGCCAAACTGAGAAACCTCAAAGTTTGTCATACGGATTGCTGCACCCGGTTCAGTACCGGCAAGAGTCAGAGCGTCTTCGTTAGTGTATAGACCACCTCTGGCAATGATTGTTACATCGCGGAGATTATCAGCCATTACTTACTGCCTGCCGGAACGTTAATTAGTCTATTAACCCTAGTATCCCGAAGATCAGTAAAGTTATTGACAAGGATTTTCCGCATATTCTCGATACCACGAGTAAACCGCTGCTGGGCGATAGCGGCTTGTTGAGAGTTATCGCGGAACATGTAGCAGTGATACATAGCACCATCGACCACTACATTCTTGAACTGGTCAGGGACAGACACGGTATCGGTGGCATTGGTTAGTGTAGTCTGGTACTGATAGTAATCATAATTGATAGCATATGCTTTGTCAGGAATAGGAGTAAAGGCAATCTCGTTACCTAGAGTACGATAAACATAGTTGGGAGTGTCGTAATCTTCTGTACCAGCATTACCATCCCTAACGTAAAACCGCTGAATGTAAGTATCGTAGTTAATCTGTCTTAACCTAACCGCGCCGATATTCTCCGCTTCATCCTTGACAATACGAAAGGAATCCCAATCTACCACTTTCATATCGCTTGATGCTGCATAAGTTGACGTACCCGCAACTAAGGTTAGTGTACCGGTCTGGTGGTTAAACGGAAACCCAAACTGTTCCTGACCGATTTCATCAAGTGCAATATTAACTGCGTCCTTAACCGAGGCATGAAAACCAATAGCGGTTGGAAATTCGTCCGAAGTAAGTTGGACTTCATTCAACCGCTTTAGAGTATCATTAACCAGGGTTAGGAAAGTTGTTGCCATTTAAGCAGCCTTTAACCATCTAACAGGGAAATCGTCCTGCAAAGAATAGGAATGTTTATTGATATTATTTTGAATCAAACACTTTAGTAATGTATCACCGTATAGATTAAACCTGATACCTTTTTGAGTATGTAGTATCTGAATAATCTTCATTGCTTCTTCTGCCATACCGATATATTCAGTTGTGGTATAATAAATATTATCCGTGATAGGGCAGGATACGGTTACTTCTTTATGGGTTTCGTCGTGTTTGTTTTCTCGGTTGACTCGGTAATCGTTTACTACTTTGTTATAACCGCAATCAAATCCGAATAGGTTTATCTTGTTGTATCCAAGCCAGACAGATAACAGAATAGCGTGAACTGTGGAGTTAGATCCGGCAGACATACATTTATCAGAAGGTTGCCACGTCTTGGAAGTGACAGTATCTATCATATATGTCTTGTAGTTCTGTAGAGCGTCAAAGAGACTAGGATCACACTGAGAGGAAATAATGTAGTTGGTTTTTTTGTTTAGCTGGGCTTTATCGCCAGACTCTCTAGGATCAATAGATACGCTGTATCTAGGATTGCACCCAATAGAAGTTAGATAATCAACAGTCTTAGATGCGAATACATCGTTCTTTGAAATACGAAGGAACTTCTCAAACTGTCTAATGCTTGGACCGGCAGCACAGATATTAATTTCTTCGCTACGTTTATGTGGGCTGTGCTTTAGTTTAGAGAGAGATGGTAGGTCTCGATTCTTGTTAATCTCGTAGTTAGACTTGAGAGTATCTTCTGAAACTGAACAATGTAATTGTACCATGCAACCCCCAAGTAGTCAAGGGGAGACCCCGAAGGATCTCCCCAAGTTTGTTAGGCGAAGTCGCGACCAACCTCAGCCGGACCAGGGATCTCGGCAAGGTCAGACATGTAAGCAACAACACGGATAACGCCGTCAGCCGGTACGACAGAACCACCAACGTTTAGCTTTACGTCAATGGTGTCAGCCGAAGCGACAATAACAGAGTTAGCACCGAAGGGAAGCAGACCGTTTGAACCGGCAGCGGCCCAGCCAACAGCGTTGAAAGCACCGCCATCGATAAAGTCGTCACCAGCGGCAACATCGATATCAAAAGTGGCTGCGGTCGAGGAATCAACAGTCTCGACATAAGCAACCGCACCATGAACTAGAGTGTTAGCCGGAACCGGGATAACCTCTAGAACATCAGCGTTAGCAAGGGCAGAACCCTTGGCAGTGGTTGCGTCAGCCATAGAGACAGTCTTCTCTACGGTGTAGGGTACGTTAGCACCAGAACGTGCCATGTGGTTGGTAGTGGAACCATTAGTTAGATCATAAGCCATGATTCATACCTCCCTTATTCGTACACGTTATAAGTGGCGCGAGTGATTGCCTCTGGGCGAAGCAGCTTACGGCCATAAAGGTGCAGACCACGAACGATGTCAGCAAAGCTGTCTGGGTCGCGGAAAGTCTCGGTCTTCTCAATCTGAGAAGCGGTTGCAACGGCAGAGTCGTGACCAGCGATGATAACACCGAAGTTGCTGGACGAACCACCGGTAGCAACAGTACCCGGACCAGTACCGATGATCGGCAGGTTGTTGGACATGTAGATGCGGAAACCGCGAACCATGCCATCGACAACACGACCGTTACGGAGGATATCACCGGCATCCTGACGACCGGCAAAGTCATTGCTTAGGAGCTTTGAGTTTTCGTCATTAAGCTGCTCGGCAAAGACCGGATCGACAACTAGCCAACGACCGTCACGATCAACGTTCTGCTGGTCTAGTTTACGAGCCATACGATTGATAACAGCCAGTGGCGAGATAGCACTGGTGTTCTGACCGACTGGGATGGAAACAGCGGTACCACCGAAGTCGCTAAGGTCGAGCTTCATGGAAGCAAGAAGACCATCAGCATCGGCAGACACTGGATCAGTACCGGACTTGTCAGCGGCAACACGGGCGTTACCAGCATTGGCGTGTAGAGCGGCCTGCTTGTAACCTGACATGTAACCGAAGATCTCCTGGTCAAACTGGTCACGAAGGCGATAACCGGCGCGATCAGTAGCAAGAGATTCGAAGTTCACATGAGAGTGAGCTTCTTCAATGTCACCAATCTTGAACGAGAAGTAGTTTGCCTGATCGATAACAAGAGTGAAATCTTCGTCATCCAGATCCTGTGGGACAACCTGTGTACCACGAGAATATGGCTGAACCGTGATTTCTGGTTCCTTAATAATTTTTACGGAATCACCAAAGTTGGAGATCTCGCCAAAATAGTCACTGTTAGTAATATCCTCAACTACTGAGGTTTTCCGAAAGGCAGTTTGTACCTTCTTAGAATAGATAACTGGACTAAAGTTACCATTAGGAAGGTTACCGTATCCTGCCGCACTCCTAAATGCCATGAGTTTTCTCCTTTCAAAAAGTGCGGAAAAGAGCTAACGTCGGTCATTCAAGGCTGACAAAGGATAGGGTGGGAAATTAAACCGGCCTAGTTTATCAGGTAGTTGAAAGCGAAGGTTAGCCGCTGTCGTATTGTAAGCGGTAGTCCCAACCTTGGGAGGCGCTTTAGTATTAATATGCACTATTATAGTCTAGTTCTAAAATGGTGTCAAGTAAAAAATTACCTAGCACCACCAGAAATATCATACTCAAAGTTACCAGAACGAATAGCGTTCTCGATATCCTTATCAAACTTTTCGTATTCTTGGGCTGTAAGACGCTTAACCCGCGACTCTGACCAAGTAACTTTACCATCACTTAGATCTTCTCGGCGGTTCCGGGTCGGTACTGACCGGGCTGCGTCTGTATCCTTGGTACGCTTCTTACGGCCATTCTCTGCTTTATACAGGTCAATAGCCTTGGAAGCACCTAAGAAATCAGTATCATTATCATATAGTGCGCTTTGAATCCACTTAGGCTGTTGACCAACCCATTCATGGAAAGCCTTGTCCTGGCGTAGTTCATCAAAGTCTGGATGAAGTCGGGCCAGTTCTTTCTCAGCCTTCTCCCGCGCAATCTTGGTCTCTAGTTCCTCAACTCGTTTTAGTCGCTGATCTACTTCGCCACGCGCTTCCATAGCCTTCTTAGTGGCGATAGTCTCAACGATCTTAGCAACGTCTGGGTACTTCTTAGCCCACGCATCAAGTTCCTCGTCAGACTTAGGAAGTTTAACTTGCTTCTTAGTAAGAGACTCAATTTGTTCTTGTAGTGATCGTAGTTGGCGATTGTTTTCCTCCTGAGTTCGCTGCATATGGCGTCGAAGGTCTCCATAACGCTTCTTAAATGTATCTTCTTCCACATCAAGGTTAGCATCCTCGTCTTCCTCAGCGCGTTGTTCAGGGGATTTGTTTCGTTCTGCTTCTAGTTCTGCTAGTTTTCGTTCGTCTTGTTCTGCCCGGTTGTTCCGGTACTTCATAGTAGTATAGTTATTTTCTTCTACTTCTGCAACCACAGACATGGTAGTCTCCATTTGGGGGCCTCTAGTAGCCTCTCACCACGAGAGGGGTATAGGGTAGCCCACAGTCTTGACCCTTATAAATCTTTGTTAGGGTCACTCATAATCCCGATAGTATCTAGAAAACCGGGTGTAAAAAT